TGTCCAAGATAATGAAATATTTCTGTCAAACCCACCATATCTATAAAACTTTTCACCTCTACCCATATATTTAATTTCACTCCAGTCACTAGAATAAGTATCAGACATTTCATCTATAATAGCTCTAAAATGAATATATGTTTTTTGGGATGGATCATCATTATCTATAACACCAATCCTAAATTTAACAAAATCATTTTTAACTGCTTCCCCTTGAGCTACAGTTGAGGATTGGTAAATTGGTAAAGCATTAATTTTATCTAGAGCATTATTATAATCAGCATTGCCTTCTACAGTACTAATATTACTCCCTATATCTCTTCTACCTATAGTATAACTACTTCTATTTGCTTTAATTCCAGGGTTACCTAAATTTACTCTTTGTTCAAATTTATTAGCAGAGGTATAAGGTAAAGTATTTGGGATTGTATCACTTCCACTAGGAGCAATTACTTTCCTAAAATCTGTTATATTATCTGCTTTATTAGTTCTAGAAAAAGGTACTTTAATTTCTACTTCTTGTTGGGTCCAAACTTGTCTTTCAGTACCTCTAAGTATTCCACTTTTAAATCCTTCACTTGATTCTGGGGTTCTTAAACTATAAGGATTTGAAGTAGTATCATAAATATTATTACGTATTATAGTTCCATCTCCATTAAATTGATTAAAAAATGGTGGAATAAAATAATCTGAGTTTACTCCTGTTCTAAAAATATTTGCATTAGAATAAAAAGCAGCTGAGGCTCCAACTCTATATAATTTATCATTTTTAAGATAATCTTGTACTTGTAAACTAGGATCATTTACAGTAGGTGATGGATTTGGTTTATTTGGAATATAATTTATAGTGGGTACATCTTCTCTTTCAGCTACTATTCTTGTTTCTTGAAGAGGAAATATAGGGTTATTTTCTTGATTATATGCTATATTAGAAAAATTAGGAACTTGTCTAAAACCGGAAATAACACTTCCTGTGCCATATACTGGTCCTGCTTTACTAACAACAATTTTACTATTATTAATACCTGTTCTATATTCAGAAATCATATTAAGAGAAGTTCTACCTACTCCTAAAATTGCCCCTGGACCTCCTGTGTAACTATATAATTCTGGGTCTCCACCTTGATTTTCTTTAATTTTTGGTAGTAGTCCTTGTAATCTACTTTTATTACCTTCATCCCCCCCTGTAGTTATAGTATTTAAATAAGTTGGTAATCCTAAAGGGGTATTACCAAGTGGAGCTCCTACAGTTGTTTTTGTAAGGGGGTTTAAACCTTGTTTATTTAAATGGGCTCCTAATGCATTACCTGCGGCTTGTCCTATGGTTGATAAAGGTGTATAAATTCCTTGGTTAACAGCAAAATTATTTACAAAAAAATCAGCTATACCTGCTATAACATTTCCAACACCTGTTTTATCATCACTTTGACTATTTCGTTGTTCGTTAAATGAAGTATACCCTGTTTGAGAGTTTACATTTGATAAAGATAATACATTTTGTTTAGCAACAAAAAGTATCCCATTAGGTGATTTAAAATCAACTAACATTTGTGTTAACCTAGAAACATCATTAGCTACAATTCTAGGAAGTAATGTTCCACCTCTTAATAAAAAATCAGGTCCACCTGTCCTGCCTGTTTCTGATAATCTAGTGGGTAAATCTCTTACTAGATATGGTTGGTTACTATTACCACCACCTACTCTATCCTTACCAAACCTTAATGATTTAAGATCTGTTCTTAAATCTACTAAACCCATATTTAGTTAGGTAAATTATTCAAGTACTTTTCAGCGGCAGGAATATTTCCTCTATCTAAAACAGAAGGATTAGGTAAAACACCATTAGGTGGATAAACTTGACTAGCTATAGGATTACCCTCATTTGAATATTCCTTATGTAGAGTAGAAATTTGTCTATTAGGAATTGGAGGGGTTGTTCCATTTAAGCTAGTTAAGCTAGAATCGCCATTAATTAATTTGTCTTTTAAACTCATGATCAATTGTTTTTATTATAAATATTAAATTATTGTACTTCGTATAAACTTAAAGGAGCCATTTCAGGTGTTTTCTTAATTAATTGTTCTAATAGCATATTAGTTTTATTAGCTTGCTTAATCATTGGGGAATTATCTCCTAAAGGAATTACTGCTTCAGGACCAGCTTCACCTATAAGTGCTGGGGTAGGGCCTGTTACTGTTCCACCATTGGCCATTTCGTATAAACCAGCAGAAGTCCCCCAATTTTTTTCCATGGAGGATTCAACATTTCGGCCTTGTCTATCTATGGCAGAACCAAATTCATAATCCTTACCAAACCAACTACCAATCCAACCTATTATATCTTCTATTAAAGCAGCAGCCATCATTAAAATTTGAATAACAGGATCTAAAAGGGATATTAAACTAGCTACAGCACTTAAAATTGGCATTATAGCGTTTGCAACTGTAACAAAAATTTCTTTTAATTTTGCTATAGTTGCATTAAATTGTTCTTGTACACTTACTTGATTATTTAATTGTTCTACTCCTTTTTCTTCTAGCATACGTTGAGCTTCAGCTACTCCATAAGTTGCTTTAAGTATTTCAAAATTTTTCTTTGCTTCCTCAGCTTTTTCTCCAGTTAAACCTTTTAATTGATCTTCAAGTAATAAAGTAGATGCTAATTCTTCTCTACTCATTCCAACTGATTTTGCTAAAGCATCTTGTTGGATTCTATTTAATTTTGTAAATTCAGCTGAGTCTCCTATTTGTTCTGATATTTCTTTTGCTACAGTAGCTAAATCATTATTTAAGGCAGCTTGTCTTGCTTTTTCTAAATTAATATCTTTACCTAATAATAATTCAGCTTGTAATTCGTTTTCAATTGACTGTTCAAAGTTAAGTAAACTTTCTGCTATTGCATCAACTTTACTTAATTCCATACCTAATGATTTAGCAGTTGCAACTGCATCTGCTATTAATTTAGGATTTTTACCAAATGATAATGTAGTAGCAGCAGAAACTTTTCCTATGTCTTTTAGTAATTTTTGTTCATTAAGTAAAACACCATTTTGAGTAGCAGATATTTTTGCTTGAGCTAAAAATTGACCTGTAATTTCATCTGTGGTTTTGTTTGTTCCTAATTGAATACGGGCTATACCTTGTAATTCTTCATTAGTAAATCCAGACTTTTCCCTTAACTTAGTAAAAGAAACAGACATTTCATCACTTAATGCAACATTAGTTCCTAAAGCACCATTTATAGCCTTAAAAGTTTCTCTAATCCCTTTTGTATTTACAAATATATCTCCTGAAGCGGCAGCTGTTTGGGTAAATTCTTTATTTAATGCTAAAGCATCATCATAAGTCATTCCAAATTCCTTAGCCATTTCACCCGCAGCTTTATCTAAACCTTTTATTGCTTCATAAAGTTCTAAAAATAATGCTGCGGGGCCTAAAGCTTTTTTTAACACTCCTTTAAGCAATTTACCCATACTTTTAAATAGTTTGGTCATTCCTGCTTTTAATGGACTTTTACCGCCTGTTATACTTTTAGCTAAATCGTTTCCTGCTAATACTTTTCCAGCTCGAGCTTGGACTGATTTTCCTGCTAGCATTTTTCCGTCTTTGCCCATTACTAAATCTTCAATACCTCCTTTTTTAGCAATTTTTCTTACTTTGTCTTGGTCTAAACCTCCCCCTACTACTTCATCACCTATATTTCTTCCTTTACCTTTAGTTAAAGCTTTTCCTTTATAATCTTGGATTTGTTTAAGAGCTTTAATTTGTTTTTTGCTAAGACTTTCTGTTTGGCCTGCTAAATCCATATTAGTTTTAGCAGTACGTTCTGCTTCTTCTCTTGCCTCTTTGAATGGTCCAGAAAATGCCTTTAGTCCAGGAATACTTTCGGTGAATTCTTCCATAAAACTAAAGGTTTTTACACCTACATTATTTTTAATTTTTTCTGTTTGTTCAGCAATTTTTTCTATGGTTGCTAAAAATTTATCTGCAGCTTTTAAATTATCTTTAAATTCTTTAAGGTTAGATCCTGTTATTCTTCCACTTTTAATAGCTACCTCTAAACTATCTCTTTCTAATTGGGCCTTTTTCTGTAGTTTTTCTAATGTTTCTTTTTCTATTGCTAAGCCTTTTTCATTCTCATATCTTAACTCTCTAGCAACAGATTCCATACCCCGTAGAGCTTTTTTAGCATATCCTAATTCAGTATTCATTTTAGAAACTTCTGCTATACTATCACGAAAAGAATCTGATATATAAGATAATGTAGAATTTACATCATTTAAATCCTCATCAAGTTTTTTGATTTCCCTTCTAGCAGCTGCTATTTCACTTGCCTTAAAAACAGGAGGAGTATCCCTACGACCAAGTTTTTTATACATTTGGTCGATTATTTTATTTAAGTCCTTAATATCGTTAGATAATTTTTTAGGATCAAAATTAGCCATATAGGTATTTTATTATAAATATTATTATTTATAACTTGTTTTACCTTTGTAATCTTTTGTGGCATTTAAAAATTCAGGAGTATTTACTTTACCATCTGGGGTAATTAGAGTTTTAGTACCTTTCTTTCCAGATCTAGCATTTTCTATAGCCTTTTTTTCATTTTCATAAAAAGTATTTATTTCAGAAAGAGTAAATTTTCTAAGCCAAATAGGCATATTATAGATAGTAGCATAATCATATCCTCCTTTACCGTGGAATACTAAACTATGGATTTGTTGAAATAAGTTTTTTCTAAACTCAGGTGCGAACTCAGGCGTCAGGCCAAAAAAAGTTAAGCCCAATGGGCAATGTCGCCTCCTCTCCACTGTCGAGCACTACAGTTAAATCTAAATCAGGAGAAACATTTCTTATATGTTCCCTAAATGCTCTTGCATCGCGTGCTAAAAAATAGTTATCAACAAAATCTCTAATATCTTTGGTTTCAGTTTTACCATCAACTGAAGTAATTAAATATTTTAATCTAGTTGTTAATTCTGCTGAGTTGTTTGGACTGATTTTTTTTATTCCAGCTAATTCTCTGTCTATTTTTTTCTCATCATGACCATTTAATAGTTTAAATGTTAGAATTGTTCCTGTACTTTCTAATTTATAAGAAAGTTCATTATTTCCTCCTTCAAATACAGATAAATCTATTTCTTTTGGCTCGAGTTGAGTTAAATCAATTACTTCTTCTTTCCCAGCAATTGTAACTTTATATTCTTTACCATATCCTAAAATACGAGCAGCAACAAATAAAGCATTTTTGTCACCTACAAATAAATCATCAACATCAATATCTTTATTTACAATTAAAGATGTTAATAACTTATCTAGTACTATTCCTTTTTGGATAAAAGATTGATTAGTTAAAATATCCTCTTCTTTAGCAGTCATGTATTTAAGTTCTACTTTACCACTTGATAAAGGACTGTCTTTGGGGTACAAAAGACCTTTAGAAGGTAATTCTACTTCTTCGGTCGGAAACTTGAATTCGGCCATAATCTATTTTAATTAAAACGTTTTTGTCTATAATAAATACTAAAAAGGAAAGTTCTTAAAACAGGTTAGTAATTATTTTTTATTAATTTTATTTTCAAATTTATCAAATCTTGAATCCATTTGTCTATAAATTTCATCAATTTGATTTTGGTAATCTAATTGTAAATCTTTAAATTGATTATTAAAGTCTTTACCATATTCATCTATAGCTAAATAAACATTATCTACAGATTGGTTAATATCTCTAACTTTGGTTTTTACCTTAAACACTCCTATCGAAGCATACCCTACTAAGAATACACCTACTGTGGATAGGACACCTAAAACAAATTCTAAATTTTCCATATCTTATTATTTTTAAATGTCAAAGAACTGTTCCTTTTAGTATTGACATTCAATATAAAAAAAAGCTTGACCGAAGCCAAGCAATTTTTAAAAAGGAGGGTGAAATATATTAGAAGTTTAATATACAGTAATCTGGTTGTACAGTTAAACTAATTTCTTGAGCAGCATTTTCATTGTCCCAGCTGTAATCACCGAAGTTAGCTTCTGTAATTAAAGCACCTTTAATGATCCATTCTGATACGATATCACCAACGGGCCCTAAAATGTTTAAGGTAAGATCTTTTTTATAGAAATCAGAGTAGCCATCTCTACCAGTCACTGATTCATGGTGTAATCTTACCCACTCCATACAAGCTTGAGCACCACTAGGGGTAATTGGATCAAACAATGTCATTGATATTGTGTTCCAAAGTGTTTTACCCTTTACGTATCTTGCAACGTTAATGTGGTTTAACTGAACTGTACCTTGAGTAAGTGAAACAGCTCCCATTCCTTTGATTTGGTATGAAGGAATACCATCAACATAAAGAATAAATCTGTTCTGCTGTTTTGGCTCAAAAGCTGTATAAAATATTTCGTTTGGGTCTAATACTGCCATTTTATTTTATTTTATTATAAATATTCTATTCTTTTATTTTTATGACGGGAATGTAGCTCCTGTTGGTAATACATTGAAATCTAAAATCACAAATTCAGCTGTTTTAGTTGGTTGTAGGTAAATTTGTCCTACTAACTCATTTCTATCTATAACATCTGGTGTGTTATTGCTTTCATCCATTACAACTTTAAAAGCATACAATCCTTGTCTTTGTTGTACTGATTCTAAGTATGGGTTAACTTGTGCTAAGAATGCATTTCTTGTAGCAATTGTATTTTGTTCAAATACTAAGTTATCTGATACTTGAGAAATATAGCTCTTAAGTGAAATTAACAATCTTCTAACATTTACTCTATCTAATGCACTTGCTCTTTTCTGTAGTGTTTTCTGACCAAATACTACAACTCCACTTCCTGGGAATGTAGCGATTGGGTTAATATTAGCTTCATATAAATTATCTCTATTTCCTGAGGTTAATTTTCTTTCAGCTCTAATTACACTTCCTAAAGCTCCTCTAATTAAACCTGCTGGTGCGAACCATGGGTCTGAAGAAGCATCTGTAAAAGCATAAACTGCTGGGATATAAGTTGAAGCTGGAGCCCATACTGTTTGTCCAGTTCCTGCATCTATTGTTTGTAACCAAGGCCAATAAGTAGCAGCATATGAACTATCAAATGAAGCAGCATTATTAACTACTGTTCCTATTGTTGAGTTATAAGGAACTAAATCAATTACTGAAATGCAATCTGTTCTGCTTTCAGCTAAGCTTACCAATGAATTTACTTGACTTGCATGTAAGGAATAAATTAAACCTGGAGCTGAAAGTACATTAAATTGGTAATCGTCTTTATTTGATAATAAATTTATTGATTGTGTATAATCGTTAGCGCCAATTCCTTGAATATTACCTGCTGTAATATTTTCGTTGAATTTAGCATCATTATTATAGTAATTATTTCCTGTAGCACTTGTAAATGATCCTGATCCTACTGCTGGTAAACTACCTGTATAAGCATTTTTAGGATTACCATCATTATCAAAATATTCTGGGGTAGGAGTGTTTACTGCAGAAACATAAACGTAAGCACTTCTATTTACATAATTACCATTTGTTTTAACATAATAATCTGTACCATCTTGCTCTACGCTAAAGTAAGTATCTCCAATTGCTTTAGCTATATAGTTAGGAGCCGTTGGGTCCATAGATAAATTATTATAAGTCTCTAAAATTGATTTTTGACCAGTTGTATCATTTCCTCTTCTAATAAGTAATGAGAAATTACCTGAAGAAGTGTTTACTGAAGCGATTTCCCATCTTAGGTTATCTGCTGAACCGCTTGCTAAACTACCACTTGCAGATAATGAACTTGAAGAGTTCATAATTACTCCTTCAGAAATAGTTTTTAATTGGAATGAGGATTTTTGGTACCCTGCATCTTGAGAATCTGCAAACCCTATTGATACAATTCCACTACCATTTGCTCCTGCTGTACTTCCTGAAGTAAATGCAGAAGTAAATGAACCAGATACTACTCTAGTTACTAATAATGATTCACCACCATTTGCGAAATAATTTCTAGCTGCAATTGAATTTAAATAAGTGTAATATTGAGAACCGCTTTCTACAGCCCCACCAAAAATAGCTTCATATTGAGAAAATGAAGAGACAGCTGTTGGAATTTCAACTGGTCCTTTTACAGCGGGTCCTATGATTGCGGCACCAAATGTAACAGGTCTTGAGCCAATAAATGACTGGTCATTTTCTCTTGCTAATACACCTGGAGATATTAATGTTTCTGCCATTGCTTATGTTATTATAATTGTTTATTTTATTATAAATATTAGAAGTTGTTTCAAAAAATTATTCTGCGGTAGTAATCTCTCCTTTTTCTAAGTCAATATTTCCCTCACCATATTTTTCCTGCAGTTCTTGAGCCGTTTTACTTTGCTCTTTTTGCAATTCTTTAAAATCTTCTAAAAAAATATCTTTTTGGTCTTCTAAAGCTGCTAGCTGCAACTCTATTTTACCTAAACCACCAACTATGGTATTAGTTTTAATTTGATAATCTTTTAATGTTTGTAACTCTTCTTCTAATAACTTTTTTATTGCCATAATGTGTAGTTTGATTTGTTATAAATATATATAAATTATATTAAAGATTCATTTATTGTAAATCTCTTAAATTTCTTTTTCTACCATCATCGGTAGGATTAGCTTCAGGGTAATATACACTATCTATATCACTTACCGCTTCAGATGTAATAGTAACTTTAGCTTTTGAATTGTAAATTTTAGTTGAATTTAGTTCTTTTTGAATAGTATCTGGAAGGATATATCCTCTTAGTCTTATGTTAAATGTACCTTTTACTAATCTATCTTGACCTTGAGTTAGTTCAGTTGCTGTTGTAAAAGAATCAATAAATGCTCTAAATTGAAATCTTTCAGGATTTCCCCAATATGCATCAGAAGCATATTCACATGCTTCAATTATTTTATTTAATTGTTCCATATAGTAAGTTTGTACTAAACAACTATATTCCATAGTTACATAGTCAGGTTGAGCTACTACATGAAATTTTTCAACAGGTTTTCTATTATTTAAAGCTGCAAAATTACCATAGAAGTTTTTTGGGCTATATTGTTTAGACCATTTGCCGTATAAATTAGGTTGATTTGCATCTAATTTATTTGCTACTGATCTATCTTTAGCTATATTATCTCTTTTAATTACTATAATGGGCATCATAATTGCACCTGATTTGTCTCTATAATAACCATCTCTTTGAAATGATTTCCATCTTTCAGGAGCACCATATATTACGGGAACATTTCGTCTTTCACCATTTTGGTATACAAAGGGTTTTATAGTATTTTCAAAATAATAAAAAATTGCTTCATCTATATCTTTAATCCCAATTGAATATTGTTTAGTGTCATCTCCTTTTTGGCTCATTTTAGTAGACCTATTAAAAGGTATACCTGTTTCTTGGTAATTAGGATTAATAGGAGACTTTGCTCTATTAGGATTACCCCTCTCTAAGTCAAAAGCTTGATGTTTGTTTTGACTTAAAGTTAATTGATATTTTGGTACTGGTTTTCTAGGTTTTGCCATTACATTCTTTCTATATATGGTGAAATAGCTACTTTATCAGCTGGTATATAGTATGTTGATACTAGAATTGATACGCTATTACCAAATTCATCTAAATCAGGGTTTAATGGGTTTGGAGTACCATCAGAATCATTATTAGGATATGATGGATTCTTTCCACCCCAATATTGGTTCGCAATTGTACTTTGAACCCCATAATATCTTTCTTCGTATAAAATAATATCACCTACTCTAGGTACTATATCTGCATCTACTAAATCATCTCTAAAGAAGAAAAAGTTAATGCCTTGCTCAAATTGTACTCCTTCATACTCGCCTTCAGGATATTGTTGATCACCTCTATCTATTAAAACATTAAACAAGAAAGGACCATTATAATATTTTTCTTCAGCTGCTTCTCCGTATATGTTTACTTTAGTTTCTTCTAGTTTAAATTGATAGACAGCGGCTTGTTGAGTAATAATATTACCCATTAACTCTCTATTGAATTTTCTCATTAGAGATACATCCCTAAGTCTAGTGTACATTGCCATATTATCCTACATAAATTGTATAAGGTACTTGTTGTAATTCTTTCATTTTAGAATCTGCTTCATTTGCTCTTCTTTCTAAAGAAGCTGCTCTAGAAGTTTCATCAAAATAAGCCCTTAATCTTTCTATTAATGACGTTTTTTCTGCTGTTGCAGCTGCTAATAAATCTGATTGATTTAATGTAACATCTGCATTTGGAATAGGTATTGTACCATATTTACCTCTTACATACCCTAACATTTCTTTTGATAATGCTAAAGTGTATTCAAATATCCATTGTCTACCAACTGAATTAATAAATTCATAAGTTGGGTTTTCATACGGAGCATTTGATACATTAGTTACTCTATCAGGGCGTTGCTGTACAGCACTATTAATTCTATCATCTCTTAAAATATATTCAAACCATATTCTAGCAGGGGTTGATTCTTGTGCAGCTGTACTAAAATTAGGGATTGGGAATATTCTTAATTTATCATTTCTAATTTCAAATGAATAATTACTTAATCTAATCATTTGATTCATTTCAATTTGTTGGATCACTTGTAAATCATAATTTAAAGGAGCCATTAAATACCCTAAACCATCACCAAATCCTCCTATACCAATAACACCCGCAGCTAGTACTCCACCAAATCCAAATCCATTATATGGATCTAAATAACGAGCAGATGCCGGATAGGGTTCTTGGTAAAATACTCTTTTTACTTCAATACCATTTTCATATGCTGATCCAGTTAAACCACTTTGAGTCATAAAAGTTTGAAATGAATAATCTTGTACACTTGAAGTTAGTACAAATGAACCTGAGTGGTAATCTATATTACCTCCTGTACCTGCTTCTTCAGCATATTGTTCAGTTAATCTAACAATTGGTTCAAAACTCGGTGTAATCAATGCTTGATTTAAACTTGATCCCGTGGTAAGGTTTTCTAGAGACAATTGATTATCTCGTATTTTATACGCATATAATTCGTTACCATATGTGGTTACTGCTTCTTCAAATGCAGTGAAAAATGAACCAGATTGTAGTTCAATATCAACTAAGGGATAACCTAACCGTTGGGCACAAAATTTAGCTACCTTTACAGCATCAGTTTGGAAATTAGTATCTGAATTATAAAATCCAAATGGTACTGAATTTGCATTCCAAACAGGACTACCATCATAAATTGGTACATTCATAATATATTTTATTTATAAATATGAAAAAAATTTATTTAGATCCAGATATAGTAATACTCATACCATCTTTAACAGCATTATCATAATAATCTAATAAATCTTCAACAATTGGGTCTCTATGGTTAGTAAATAAAGTAATAGCTGAAAGATTTTTTATTTTTCTAGATGCAGTATAAAGAAATTTAAAACCAGAATCTGCTTTTCTTTTTAAATCAGTTTGGTTTGAATCACCACATATCATCATTTTACTTCTTAAACCAATACGAGATGTAATCATCTCCATTTGTTCATGAGTAACATTCTGGGCTTCATCAACAATAATTATTGAATCTAAAAATGTTCTCCCTCTCATAAATGATACGGGTACAATTTCTATTTTACCATCAGCTATTAATTTATCAATTTTTATTTTATCATATAATGCATAAAAATTTTGATAAATTGGTTGAACCCAAGGATCCATTTTTTCTCTTAAATCACCAGGTAAAAATCCTATTTCTTCTTTAGATACTGTAGGTCTTGTAATAATGATTTTTTCGTATTGTCTTCTCATTAACCCATCTAAAGCTACATTACATGCTAATAAAGTTTTTCCACTACCTGCACTTCCTGCTAATAGAGTAATAGTATTTTCTAGGATTTCTTTTTTAGCTTCTTTTTGTTCATCATTTAATTGTAACTTAAATTTGATCGGATTTTTTGGAATCCTTTTTTGACGATACACGTCGTCAGTATGAGGTTTACTCGTCATATAAAATAACTTTGTGTTCAATAATAAATATTTAAAAGATAAAAAAACCCGGTCAAAGACCGGGTTAATTTATTAAGAAAATAAATTAAATCTCTAATTATAGAGTATTTAATCCGTTTACTTTGATAGTACCATAGAATTCTGGTCTTACCATTTTCTTAGCGTATCTAGTTAACAATCCTTTTCTTGGAGTGAAAGTATCTGGATCGTATACTAGAGGAGTCATGATTAATGGAATATAAGGAGCAAATACAGCACCAGTTTCTAAGAACTGAGATCCTCTGAATCCTAACAAGATTTGGTTAGTAGTCATATAAGGGTTCTTATAAACTTTATATCTTCCATTTAATTGACCAACTTTCTGAACACCAAATGCATAAGTTGCTTTTGCAGCATCTCCATCTGAATCAGCAGCAAACCCAGGGATACTTTCTAAGATAGTACCTACAGTTGGAGAACATACTAAGAAGTTAGCTCCACCTCTAAGAGTTTTCTGGTGAATGATGTTGCTTAATTTTTGGATTTTAGTTCCTAAAGTTTGGAACCATTGTCCTTGAGAGTTGTAGAATCCTAAATCAGAGATAGTACCATCAGCACCGTTATCTACGATAGATCTGTTGTTAACAGCAGACCATACTTCGCTACCAGCACCAGCATTCTCAAGTAACATTTCTAAGATTTCTAAGTCAATTTCTAAAGAAATGTACTCACTTAAGATAGAAGTCAATTCTGCTTCAGCATCTAGAGCGTGGTAAGCGTTAAGGTCTTGAGCGAACTCAGGAGTCCATACAGCTTTTAATTTTCTAGTTTTAGCTACGATAGCAGATGATTTCATCTGTACGTTGATTTCAGGAATTGTGATAGATGGAGAGTTTAAGCTGTTAGGCTCTGGGTTACCATCTTCGAAGTCACCTCTATATTGGTCAGTTGGTTGTAATTGATAAGCTACTGTTAAAGTAGAATCTGCATCAATTGTACCATAAGATTTACTAACGATGAAGTCTACATTAGCACCACCATCATATTTAGTAAATTGTGATAACTGGATACCAGCAATACCATCATTGTAGAATGAAGCAACTGAACCAGTAATGATTTGGAAAGCAGCTACACCTTCTTTGTCTAAGAATTCTAAAGAAGAAGTAGGTACAGAAATTTTGTACCAAGTGTTAGCTACAGCAGAAGCTGAATAATCAGAATCAAAATCTAAATCAGACCAAGCAGCATCAGCAACTGTAGAAGCTGAAATAGCGATTGATTGAGAATTGTTAACTGAGTATCCGAATCTACCAGCACCATATAATCCACCTGCGTTAGTGTTTCCAAATGGTGCAGTCTCAGCTGATCCGTTACCATATAATGAAGATCCACTAGCGAATGGAGTTTTATCACTTCCGTATTGGAAGTCTAAGAAGAATACTAGACCAGAAGGTAAGTTCATTGGTTGAACGCTAACGAATTCTTTAGCAGCGATTTGACCAAATACTTTTCTTACTAATGGTAAAGCAACTCCCGCCCATTGACCACCGATGTTAACGGCAGTTTGGCTTGAGAAAGTACCTGAAGAAGCAGCGCCTCCACCAGTTTGTGAACTTTCTACAACAAGTTGTTTAGCTTGGTTTTCAAGGATGATACCCATGTTATTTTTGTGAGTTCCTTCTAAACCTTCCAACAAACCTGTTTTTTCCCATTTGCTAGCTAATCTAGCAGCATCACTCTGTACTGAGTGGTATGGGTTTGCGCTTTCTAATAAAGAGTTTAAGCTCATTTTAATTAAGTTTAAGTTTGTTATTAATTATTATTTTTACAACAATCCAGCAAGTTGTCTCATTCTGTTATACACATCGTTTGACTCAATAATAGGATGTTTTTCGCTTTTTGGTTCTAAACCAGTTGCTTTTGAAGCTGCACCTTTTTTAATTGATTCATTAATAGAAGATTTATCTAATAGTCCTTCGTTTAATGTTTCGTAAATAGTTTTAGCTTGTTTAACATCTACTGCTTTGTCAAATGCTTTTAACACTTTAACTTTTTTGCTTTCTGTTAAGTTTTTAGACTTAAAGATTTTGTTAGTGTAAAGTAATTTAGCATTTAAAAGATTAACTTCTTGTAATTCAACTTTAAGAGCTTCGATTTCATCTAATGCTTCTTTAAATCTCATTTTTTCAGTTTCTTTTTCGATTTTAGAGTCATCTTTGTCTCCATCCTCGTTTCCAACACCTTTTTCACCTTTTACACGTGATTTTCTTTCGTCTACTTTTTCTTTGTCGTCGTCTGATTTTTTAGCTTCGTCGATTTCAACATCTACATCGATATCTTCTTCGTCTTCAACTTCAACTTCGTCTTCAACAAATTCATCACCTGGCTCTAATTCGCCAGCTGATACCATACTTTTAATGACGTCTTCAATGAATCCTTTAAGATCTTCTTCTGACATATCTTCGAGGTCAATTTCCTCGTCTTCCATATCATCTTCCATATCTTCTTTTTCGTCCTTCATACCATCAAGATAGCCTTCTTCTTCAGCATCTGTTCTAGCATCTTCCTTAACGTCTTTTTTATCATCGTCTTCAGATTTTGCTTCTTTAACTTCATCCTTATCTTCAGCTTTTTTAGCTTCTTCTAAGTCTTCGTCTTTAGCTTCAGATACTTTCATGTCTTTAAGGGCGTTTTTAATGTCTGCTTTAGCATCTTTAAATCCATCCTTATAGCCTTCTTGTTCAGCATCAGTACGTTTGTTTTCATCAACTTGATCATCATTGAGTTCAGCTAATAGTTCGTCAAGATCAATTTCTTCTTCAATTTCTTCTTCTTGAACTGTTGATTGTCCCACTTTTCGTGGGTCAAGGTTCTTTAAAGAATCACCTGCAGGAGAATTTTTTCTTGCAAAACTAGGAGCATCCATTTCGTCTAGCTCTTCTTCAGAAACATTTTCTACCTCATTAACATCTTTGTCATCTTCTTCATACTTTTTAGATCCGTACATTTCGTCGACTTTGTCTTCGTTGTCCATCTCTTCTAGTTTAGCAGATAACATTGATTTTAAATGTGGAGTAAAGGCTTCTTCTAGAGCAAGTTTAGCATTCGCGATAGCAGTTTCTTTTACAGCTTTAGCATCGGCGATTGCTGACTTTAACAAATCTCTGTTTGCCATAATCCCAAAATTTAAGTTTGTGAAATACGATTATTAAGAATCGTAATAGGAAAGTTTTACATTATTCACACCATATAAGAGATGGTGTATTACGGTTATACGTATATGAGTATTTAGTAAAAATTAAGAAATTGAGCAAGAAATTCCTCCTGTTCCTCTAATCATTGAAGAACTTACATCTATATTTGAGGTTGGTGTAAATTGAAATATTCCTCCTTCAATAGGAACTATAACAGATGCAATATAGGAAGAAGTTATTAGAGTAGATTCATCAATATCAGAAAAAGAAGAATATGAACCTAAGGCGTTAGTAGGTTGACCAGCATATGAGCCAGAATTATTTTTAACTGTTTCTAAAGTAAAATATGCTGACCCTGTACAAGTTGGGGGGCTAATAGATATTACATATGATACCCCTCCGGTTAAAGCTTCAATGGGTGTTCCTGCTCCTTCTAATTGTGTTGATGTATAACTTGCCATTTTTTAGAATTAAAATATAGGACAAGAACCTTTAGAACATAATATTTCTCTTACTATATTATTTACTTTAGTATAATCGTAGGTAATTGTATTTTTTCCTTCTTGCAATACCCCCATAAATGAACCTGGGTTTGAAGGTGTAGAGACAAAGTCCCAACATAATAATTCAAAGTCATCTTGTACTTCCATTACGTTACCTCTTTGTTCTAATGAACCCATACCTCTAGATGATACACCTACTGTAACACCATTTTTAATAAGTTCTTTTAATATATTTCCTGAAGGAGTAGGTAAAATTTCTATTTTACCCATTACATTATCTCCATCCCAATTCCAATCAGTAATAAGATGAGATACGTTTTGTAAATTAATAACTTGAGACTCTGGATGGTCTAGTTCCCCTAATGATCTTCTTTCACTAATTAAGGTTTGGTATTTATCCATTTCTCTCTCCCATAATTCTCTTGCATAATAACGTCCGTTACCATTTTTAACCTCACAAGTTGCTAAAATCCCTTCAACAACAAGGTTCCCATTTTCCTTACTTACATTTTCATTTATTGTTTTAGGGGAAAATTTTAGGGTTTGAGTCTCTATTAATAATTTTCTATTCATTATCAGTTACTTCAGTTTCATCAACCATTTCTTTTTTAGAGTATTTTTTACCACAAGATTTTTCATACAATTTTTCCATTTTAGCTTTTTTCTTTTCTAAAAGCTTAATTTCTCTTTGCATTTGTTTCATCTTAGAAGTATCAATTAACTCTTTAAGATTTTCATCTTCATTAATTGAATTAACTCTATCAATTTTTTCTTGAATATATTCGCTTAGATAATCTAATTGAGCCTCTAATTTTACAGCTTCAGCTTCTTTACCAATTTCAGATAATTTAGAATCAATAGATTCTTTTTTAGATTTTTTAGATTTAGCTGATTTAATAGCTTTATCTCTAGCTGCTAAATAATCATCAGAATCAACATCACCATCTCCATCATGATCTTTTTTAGCTTCATCCATTGGTAATTCTTCTTCTTTATTTTCTTCAGCATATAAATCTTTATGATATTGAGAACCAACTTGTTGTTGCCACTCATCTTCATTCATCATTTGTTTAATGACTTGTCCTGACATAGCAGCTAATGAATTTGGGTTTCCTGAAGTAACTACTCCTCCTAATGATTCTTTAATTAAAGAAATTAATTGTGATTCTTTAACAGGTACCATTTCAGATGAACCTTCTTTTAATTTATCACTATAGCCACTGCCCCCATATGTTTTTCCAGAGTTTTCTTCTACTTTTTGTTCTTGGTAACCTAAACCTTCAACTCCAAATTGACCTTCTTTTACATAGTGTAAAGAATCTTTAGATAAGTTTTTAATAACTTTTTCTTGGGCTTCTTCTAATGATAGTTCGGGGTTGTTTTTTATTTCAAAATATACCCCATTTAGCATTTCTTGAGCGTTAACATTATTAATGTTATCTACTTTAGGGGAATAGTCATAGTTTCTATTTTGAGTATTTACTACTTCTTTAGCAGTTTCTTTTTCTTCTGCTTTAATTTTTTCATCCCCAGCTTTATCATTAATTTCTTCTTCAACTTTATCGTTAACGATAGGATTTAAAGATTTAGAACCTGCTTCATTTAAAAAATTATTAAACTTTACCTCCCAAGATTCTTTTTCTCCATTTAAATCTTCAGATGTGATAGTATTTAAAGGCTTTAAATCTACATAATTTTCATTAAGCACACTTTTGTTTTTTAAGATTTTTTCAGCTTGTTCAAAAGTAGCAGAATTAGTAATTAAGTTAGGAAAATTTCTTTTTGCTTCATTTAGAAACACACCTTTATGGCCTTTTCCTTCTTTGATTAAGTTATATTGTTCTTGTAAAGTTTTCATTCTTCGTTTGTTAATAATGTTTTAATATCTTTTATATAGTCTTTAATTAAATCTGTTCCTCTAACTACAGCATAACTTTTTGGGTTTTCTCTGTAGTATTTTATTGTTTCAATTTTTGCCTGTCTAAGAGGTTTAACTAAAGCTTTTATTTTATTTTCAATTTCATCAAAGGCATTAATTCTTTCTTGTTGAAATTTTTCAACTCCTTCTTCTTGTTCCTTAATTAATTTATACTTATACATATTAAAAAAGTTTTTTGACTTCAAGACCTGATCCTTTTATCTTAGAGGGTACAAGTTTATACTTAAATGCTTTAACGTAATAATTATCTTTTACCCCATCAGGACCTGCTTTAGGACCTGGCCCTAATGTTGCTCCTGGGTTTTGGTTTTCTTCAACTTTTTTCTTTTTCTTTTTAGGTAATTTAAAAGCATATGGGGTTAAATAAGCTCCTGCCCCCCCACTAGTAGACATTTCTTCTACTTCTGCTTCTTTTACAGGTTTTACTCTATCACTAGGGAATCTTTTAACAGTACTACCATCAAATCGAACAAATGTTTTATCTCCTTCTACTTTTTCAACTGAACCCGTACCAAACATTTTACCATCTTTATCATAAACGTGTACTAAATCTAAATGGTCATTAATACCTTCATTAGTTGGAGCTACTTTTTTATATTCATCAGGATAATTTTTTCTAAGATGAGTTCTAAATTGGTTGAATAATTTATTTACATCATCAGATAAAGTATCAATTGTACTATCATCTGTTTTTTGGGCTAATTTTTTTAAGTATTGTCTTAATTCTTGAAATTCCTTAAATGTGGAATCAAAAGCAGGTACGTATTCAACTTTCCAAGCTACAGATCCTGTTTCAGGATCAATATCTCTTACAGTTGTTTTAACTCCTCCTTTTGTTGATATATCTCCAACATTAAAAGGTTCTTCTTTAAGTTTATATTTGAATGCCATTTACTGATTTAATTTCGTTGACTAATTCATAATATTGTAAAAGATCAACTAAATTCTCGCTATCAATTTTAGTTGATTTATCTACTTCATTTAGCAACTTAGATATTTCTACTACCTTTACTTTAGTAGCTTTATCTTTAATATTTTCAGATTCTTCTATTAAAGTATTTTTTAATTCTCTAACTTTAGAATTATAAAAATCTCTTAAACCCGGGGTTGAATCTACAGAATTAATATATTCTTTAAGTACTTCTTTTTGTTCTTTACTTAATACATCGTATTTGTTATTGAACTTTTCAAGAAGTATTTTATAAGTCAAAATTCTAGTATCTTTATCATAAGATTTAAATTCTTCTAATACTATATCTTTTTGACTTGGTGAAATCTCTTTTTTAGTTAAATGTTCAAATAAAGTAATTTTATTATTAATTAATTGATCAGTATTAACTTCTTCACCTAAGTTTTGACCCTCAATTAAAGTATATAAAGCTGCTAGTTCTTTATAATTTTTAATTTGGGCACCAAAGAAAACATCTAAGTCATAATGATTTTTAATTTCATTAATTAGATTATATTTTTGTTTCTTTAAAGAAGTTCTATTAAAAGATTTAGAACTTTCTAGAATAGTTGTAATTGTAATATTGGCTTTACTTTCACTTAAAACTTTAGATTTTAAAACTGACTCATATAACTTGTATTCACGACCTAAGGAAGTTTTTACAAAGTATTTTTTTAATAAATCAATAGCCGGAGAGTCACCCCCTTTAAGGGTGTCTGCTGTTATCTGTCGTACAAGTAGCTCGAAGAGAATACCAGTATTCTTATATTTAGAGTGCTTTATTTTCATTAAAAAATATATTTATTTATAAATATTAACCTTTTAGTTGAGATTCATCTAGAAGTGTAGTATCGTCCTTATCTTGCTCAAAAACTAATTGTTTTTTATTCATTTTTTTGAATAATTCTTTGTTTTTTAAGAAAGTTACTTTAGGACTTTCAAACTCAGATAAACTTGGTCTTCCGTCACCATCATTTTTATCTGTGTCTTTCATTCTTTTTACTCCTAATGGATCTTTACCAAAATTATTTTCTTGTTTTCCTCTAGTGATTATAGAATCTTGTGGTCTTCCTAATTTAGGATCATCAGCAGCATATTTTTCAGGTTCAGGTACATTACCTGGATCTGAATACATTCTACCTTTACCATATAATGAAGCTAAATCATGAGGTGTACCATAGGATTTACCTGATTCTACTGGGTCATTTCCTTCTGCTTCAATTTGAGCTAATCTAAATTTACGTTTAGCATCTTCTCTTACTAAATCTCTATATTCATCATATTGATCTTCACTAAAATGATAAACATTATGATAAATCCAATCTGAAGGTACTAATCCTTGTTCTAATAAAGTACCTGCTAATTCAGATTTTGATTTTAATAATTCAACTCTTTCTTGGTCATATATAATTGATGGGGTA